ATTCTTTCATTAGGAACATATCTCCATGTATATCCTCTGTCACCGTATATTCCAAACACAGTATTCTTTACACCTATCTTAACTATAATAGCATCTACGCCATCTAATATTACCTTATCACCTTCGTTGAAAGCCTTGCTCATAGAGAATGCTATTCCTTTAGCAAAGCTAGTCGCAAAATCTTTAAACCATATCGCGACAACTAGCGATATAAGAACCGAGATCCAAGGCAATATTAAATCTGTGAAGTCAGTCGTCAGGCCCTGTAGGGATGGTTGCTCCAACATGAGTTTTTCCTTTAAGGGTATTTCTTGCATTGCCACCCAATAATTTGGTTAGCTCAGAAGTATTACCCACAAATAGATTGTTGTTTATTGTTTTAGGATTCTTCTCATCAAATAAATCTTTTGCCTTTTTCTGTAAATCAATTAAATCTCTATTAGTTTCTCCTACCACCTTGATAACTTGAGCAACAACTTCATATGCTCTAGGTGATTGGCTTTGTTGTGCTAGATCCATAATACCATCTAAAGCATCGCGGCCGCGTTCTATTAAATGAATGATGTTCTCACGAGAATAGTCAACATCATTTTCCACTTCGGTCGGTTCTGCCTTCGCCGGAACTTTTGGCTCCTCAACTATAGGTATCATGTTTAAACTGTCTGCTATTTTATCCACTTGTGTTGGCACTAAAATACTCCTCAAAATCTTGTATTATTCCATAATCATCATCTTCATCAATTAATGTATAGTCTACAGTTAAACTTGAATTTGTTGTTGGGCTACCATTAGCTAACATCCCAGGCGTTGTAAGTGTCTTACTATGTAGAGCAAAAATAGATGAATTGCCTATACTTGTATTTACTGTAGCAAAGACTGTATTACTTGGATGCGAGTTGGCAATAAGTGTATTTGCTCCAGTCCTAAGTCTGGCATCGTCGACATAAAAACTTGTGTTTGCTTGTTTGATAACACCAGATTTCTTCAATGGGCCCCACAGATATCCCTTTAGTGTAAATTGCAGAGTATGAATTAGTGCACGTCTAGTTTCAAAGTCACCATCATATGTATCTTCCATACTCACAGAATTAAGAATAATTGGGATATCGTGCTTCCAGCTCATCTCTGGGATTACAGTTATAGTGGCTGTAAACTCTGGTGTAAAGAATGGAAGAATCTGTTCAATTATCTTTGTCGAATCTTCTGCAAACTTGGTATATATGTTGAGCGAGAACCCTATATCATATGGTACAGGATTGTACGAAGCATATATCTTAGCCTTATCATCTTCATATGCACTAACATTTCTATGAATAGTGTTCAATTTTCTCTCTGCTGCATATTGAAACGATTCCATTTCAAATGACATTCTAGGTAATACTACAGCGGGCTCGCGATCAAGTTGAGGATCTTCAATTAACCTCGATAGCATTTTCTCCCTAGGAGCATATGCGAGAGGTACTTTGATGTCCTGAACGATATTGTTCGAGCTATTTTTTCGCTGCACTATTATATCATTGAACAATGTGCCAAATGTTATAACATACCTTCTTAATGTTTGATGATAATATGTTTGTCCTAGCATTAGAACGTACCGCCTTCACTAAATGGATCTGCATCACTGAAGTCAACAATTGCATCCGATTGCGTTTCAATATAGATGTTTTCAGAATCTGTAATCGTATCAAAGTCTTTAGATGCAGTAGTACTACTATCACTACGATCTTCTTCTTCTGATAACAGTCTTACATTATCTTCTGTAAACATTGCTGTAAATCCGTCTTCAGTAGTCAATTGAACATCCAGGTATATATCAGTACTAAATTCTGTTTCTATACTATCAATCTCTGTTATACCAGTGTTTAATCTCTGGTTAGTATATTCAAACAGTTCAACTGATAGAGTATAAAATTGCAGTGCACCCATTTGATAGAATACAGGCTCATGCTCAACATGCTTTACTTGAAAACACTTTGTATTGAGAGGAAGGTAAATTAGATCACCTTCTTGCGGACGATCAATATTTTGTGGAGTTCCTACAGCAGATGCAAATGATCGACGACCAACGGCCAGTGTCATTTGATCTCTAATCTCCAAACCAAATCTACCAAGCAAGTCTCCTTCACCACCAAATCCTTCAACATTAACTATGTACATCTCTACATCATCTGCTTGGTTGAAGTATTCTTTTGGACTCTCAGTATAGAGAGCATCGTACCCTTCCTCTTGTAGCGTACGCGCACAGTAGGTAATATCAATACCATATATTCGAATAGACTCTAGAACAAGATCTTCGACCAGACTTTGTTCTTGGCTATTGCCATAATTATTGAAGTGTGTGCTTGTTCCGAACATTTATTATCCTATCATGTCCATGACAGGCAAGGAATGCCCGACTATTACTTCGTCCTCTATTTTATTTTTTTCATCTAATCCTTGTTGTAGAATCGTTGCACCATCAAATTGAACACCGCCAGGCAATTGCATTCCAGTAAATTTAGACAAGTTCTGGCCCCACTGTACTTTCATCAATGCTGTGGCATAGTTCTGCAACCACCTCTCGCTCCACATATCTGTGTATGTGTCAGGATCAAGACGGCGATATACCTCTGCGATCATATAATTTCCCGCTTCGATGTTGCCCCAATCCATATCAACGTGTAATCTATTCTTATGTCTATTGAATCTCAATGGCTGCTTACCAACGAGAATCTCTTCAATAAACCTAATGTTCATAAAGTTCATATAAAATGGTACAAGATCATATCTTGATAAGTCATATAAATCATTCAATGCAATTTGATATCGAATGTTAAACAAATTATTTGTGCTTAATGCATCTCCAAGATCAAACAAATTAATGACACCTTCAATTAGTTCGCCCGAACCAATGGTGATATATTTGTTTGTTTTGTCGTCTGCAGTGACTATATGCTTAAAGAAGTCTCTTTCTAAGCCATCAAAATGATAGTCTGTATAGAACTTTAATGCTTCGTCTATTCTATCTTCTGCTTGATCGTCATCTATATTGATTTCAATGACAGGCTTACCCAGACGGCGTAAGCAATATTCTTTAAATGCAGCTCGTGTTGCTGGAACAGCCATTTGTTACCCCCATGCTACGGCGCCATTTGCATATAAGATCTGCAAAGCAACGCCATTTTCGTCTTTTAAGTTTCCTCTGAAGTGTACATTATATAGATTAGCCGTCGATGTAGCGGTCATTGTAATATTAGCTTCGGTATTTACATCTTGTTTAATTGTATCAAAGTATACATTAGCTGCCTTAATTTCATTTATCGAAGATGAAGAGTTAGCAACAAGTGCTTGATTGGCTGTTAGTGTACCAGGTGTTCTTGCTCCACCAACAGCAATAGTATTAGCTGTGTCAGCCTTCTCTCTACCAATTGTTAATATTTGACCATTTGATGACCAAGCTAATTCTCCAAACTCCAGTGTCGAAGGCGCAGCTGTATTAGCTGATCGCTTTATTTGAATTGTACCAGCCATTAGAACCTACCTCCATCTAGTTCTCTATTATTTGTTGTATATGTATCATTAGCAGCCAAATAAATCAACACCTGAGAATTAGATGGACTAGATGCAGACACATCGTCAAACGCATCCACAGTGTCTACCATACGTGTATCAAAATGCTTCGAAAATCCAGATGCACCAGACAACGGACTCGTTGATGTACTTACCTGTACTGTTATTGCTTGCGAAGGCCTTGTCCTAATAGTTGCCATTAAAATGTTCCTCCATCAGCATCAGGAGCAGACAATACATAGTTCCCAGTAGTCGAATTATACACCAAAATATTACCATTCGACTTTGCTGATTCCACAACATCATCCACTGCATCGAGACGAGCAGATGTTCCTCCTGCCATTGATCCTGCAACTCTAATAGATAGTCCTGTAGTGTTTACCAGTTGTGTTGCCATTAGGCTCTTGTTACCTCCGGTGTTACTGTAACGATACCCTCTACAACTCTTGTTTTAACATTAGCAGCTGACAAAATCTCAACATCATATACATATCTTCCAGAAGAAATGGCTGCTGTGTTTGCATGATTAAGAGCAAGTGTCAGCGTACCAGCTGTTGTACCATTTGTAATGGTGAAAGAGGCAGTAGCGTTTGATGAAGTGTGGTGCTTTCTTATTTGTCCTGCGGCCGTGTAATTAGTGAGATCAATTTTATCACCATTTGAATCTGTAACTGTTACAACCGTTTCAAAATTAGCACCTTGGTCTACGACCATATCTGCACGTGCAGCCATTATATGCATCTCCTTGAAATAAATTAGCTAAATATATTTATATGAACACAATCATGGAGTTCCTGTAAGTGGAGTTTATAGTATGAAAATGGGCACAATAGAGCCAGAAAACAACCCCTTTACATCTCTTGTTTGCGATATTACACACCGGTGTAATATGGAATGTGCGAATTGCTATATTCCAAACCGAGAAATTCCTGATATGGACATCGAAAAACTCTATGCCCTTATTAAGCGCCTTCCTAAAAGAGTATATATTAGATTGATAGGTGCAGAGCCAACAATGAGAAATGATCTGTTTGATATTATAACAACAGTCAGATCTCTCGGTCACAAGGTCAGTGTTACTACAAATGGATTAAAATTAGCCTCTCCTAACTATGCAGCTAAACTTAGAAAAACGGGATTGAAGTTAATTTTAATTAGTATGAATGGTGCAGACGATGATCCTGTATATCGAGTATTAGATAATGGACCATATGGTGAATTAAAAGTCAAGGCTTTAATCAATGCGTTTAAAAACAACTTTACAGTTAATACTGGAACAATTATTGCTAAGGGAGTTAATGAGTTTACGATTAGAGAGCAGGTAAGGACTGTTGTCCAGGCGGCAAAGATAGCTGATTATAAGTTTGATAGGCGTCTTCCTCCTGTATTAAGAATGAAAAGCATAGGAGCAATAGGCAATTATAGAGAGGACAGTACATATTCGTTTGATGAATTGTGTAACTTAGCTTCTGATTATTTGGATATACCAATTGAAAAAGTTAAAGCTACGCCAGTAGAAAGCGGCTTAAATAGAATTTCATATGTAGATGAAGACACATACAAATATAATGAACCAGCCAGCTATGCGTTTAATTATGAAACAGAATTGGGCAACATTATTATAAGATTAATTAACTGGGAAGTTGATGGTGATGGCGTACCAGATGCTAACAACGAACATAGAGGCAGAGTAACACAAGATTTTAAAATTGCTCCCTTCTTTGCTCATGTAAAGGAGAATGAATTTGGATATTAAGGATAAATTTTTTAGAGATGGCTTTGTTGTTGTAGAAGATGGAGATTTAGAAGAACTTGCAAGCATGTTTGTGCGATCATTAAAGGTTGACAAGCATATACATCCTAGCAACAATACAATACAAATTCTTAGTAACAACGAAATGTTTGGCACTGACGAGGTTCCATGGCATAATGATTTTAGTCACAGTCGTGGCAAGTATGATGGATCATTGTTAAAGTGTATTAAAAATGAACCAGATGTTGCTACTACTTTTGTTGATGGCCAAAAAATTGTTGAGAAACTTAGTGAAGAAGAAATAGATGAATTAGAACAAACCACAGCATGGTACTCGCGACCAGCCATATATGAGAGTTGCTTTACTGAACGGCAAAACAAAATCATAAACAAACTAAGCATAAAGCGACCTCTAATATTTAAACATCCAATAAGCAACAAGAAAGTATTATACTTTAGTCCATCTACAATGGTTGGTGTTGACAAACCTTTCGATATACCATACTATATGTCACTATGTGAATCATTTGCGTTTCACCATGTATGGAAAGAAAACCAAGTTGTTATGTGGGATAATTTGAGATTTATGCATAAAAGGAAATCATTTGCAGATTCTGGGTATAGAGAAATGCACAGAATCCAATTTAGGTATGTTGCATGAAAAATATGATAGACGAAGAGGTTCCCGAGCATTGGAAAACAGCTCGAGGGACAATGTTAAATTATTATAGACAAATTGTTAATGCTCAGAAATGGCGGAACTATCTTGTTGTAACATACAAGGATTTATATGAAGCCTATGACAATGTTCACAAGTTTAAAGTGATGTTGGAAAAGAGAGTTCCCTACAATTATAATCAAGAATTAAGACAACACCTTGTGTTCAAAGCAAACCAAAAGTTTGTTAATCATGGACAACGTCGTTTATTGATTAGAGACTTTATGGAAGATCATCATACAATGCACACCATCATTGTCGCAAAATCAGTAACTCCACTAGTGGTGTTATATGAAGAACACGTACCATTCGAGCAAGTAGATGAATATTTAACTATCGAAAGAAATTACTATTATGAGTGATCAGATTAATGTTTTTTGTGTTAAGTGGGTTCCTCTTGAAGAACCGTGGCGACATAACGGATCAATGTATCTTGATGTTCATGTATATGATCTAAAGAATCAATTGTTTAATACCATGAATGAAAAGGACTTTAATTTTTATTTGTTAACCAACCACACTGGTATTACTGATCCAAACATAACAATTATTGATATAACGAAATGGGGATATGAAAAATGGTGGAATAAGATGCTTCTTTTCAATCCAGACATTAGTAAAGAAGGCATCAATCTATATTTTGATTTAGATGTAACACTTGATGGTCTTGAAGGAACACCTCAATACCCAGCTCCAGAAGATATTGATAATAATTGTTGGGTATCGGAGAAATGGAAAAGTGAAGGCAAATGGAAGAACTATGAAAAATTTCCACGACAGA